GCTAAATACTCTTGTCTAAATGTTCTTTCATCTAAATCTTTTTTTGCTTGTTCTATTTCAGCTTGGTTTACTTGACCACCTTCTAATGTTGTGAATTTAAAAGACTTCCATTCTTTGTCGTCTCCTAATCCTCTTTGAAATATATTATATGACCAACTACCAAACCCTCTGGGAGTACCAGTAAATAGTACGTGTCCATTAACGTGCTTATCAGATATTGTTGGTCTTAAGACTTCTGACCACGCTTCTTCTGGTATATCGGCAAACTCGTCCATTACTAAAAAATTTAATCCTACACCTCTTAAATTGTCTGGAGATTTATCAGCACCTTTTAAACTTATTTGACAACCATTCTTTAGAATCAATGTTAAGTCTGATTCGTTTGTGTATTTTACCCAACGTGATTCTGTTACCTTTTTCTTTAAAGGTTTCCACATTATTTCTTTAGACATTCTATAAGTTGGACTTACATAAAATATCTTTCCATTATTATTTCTTGAAGCAAATCTTAACAACTCATACATAGCTAAATGAGTTTTACCAAACCTTCTGCCAGTTATAAGAACTCTAAATCTATTTGGACAATTGTAAACAGCTTTTTGTGCTTCGCTGAATGACATTAATTATTTGATCTTAGATGCTTTTCTAAATCTTCCTCTAATTTTTTAATGATTAAATTTAATCTTTGTATTTCTTCTTTGTTTAATTCTTTCTCTTTCATTAGATCATAAAGTCTAACTTCTAAATCGTGAGTACCTCTCATTTTTCTGTCTAACATTTTTGGCTTCTTTCTTTCACACATTGGTTCATTCCTTATTAAATTTCTTTGTATTTATTGTTATCGGTGCAGTTGGCTTTTTAATTTTTAAGTTATGTCTTTTCATAAGTAATAACACCGTACAGTTGTTACACGCTTTAATGTGCTGTTCTAATTTATTGTTTATTGGTTTCTGACAAAACACACATTTCATATAATGTCATCAATAGGTAATGGACTAAAATCTTCTCCTATGTTCTGGTCGTTTTGACCTAACATCTGCTTACCTAACCATATAAGCATAGTTGTATTACCAGTCATAGCCACGTCAAATTGTTTCTTCCTAAGTCTAATTTTTCCGTCTGACTTCCCTTTTGCTATTTCTGCCGAATAATTATTTGAAAGAGTATCAGCATCACACTTAAAGAAATGTGCCATCTCCTGAATTGTACAATGATAACTTGCTAATGTAATGACCTGTTCTCTATCTAGAACGATAGATGGTCTGCCTACTTTTCTTTTTTCTTTGTCCATAATTAACCGATAATGTAATCGTAACTATGGGTATTATTACTTTTTTAATGATTTGTAAACGTAATCTAGTAATTCTTGGTTTTGATATAATACGTGACAAATACCATTAGCTAAGGAACTACACACTAATTCTTCATCTTTCGCCTTTAAGTTTATTTGGTATTCATTCATAAGCATATGAAACACCTCGTGTAATGTAGTGTTTGTCATATCAATAGGTTGAAGTGATTTGTCTATTAGTATTTTATTATCGTCTGCGTGGAATTCCCCGAAAATATTTTTCTTGTCTGCTAATTCTTTGTCTATGAATTCAATCTTAACGAGTCTGCTTCCAAAGACGATCTCGTTAGGTAAACTCATTTCTTTTTAGGTTGCTTTAATGGTTTTGGTTTATAAACTCTGTAAGTACCTTTTACTTTTGTTTTATTTGTATAAAGTTTGCTTAATGATGTTGATGTAGTTTCGTTTGCCATTAGATTTTATTCCTAATTTTTTTTATCATTCCTATTATCTCGCTTCGGTACGTTTGGGAAGTAGAATAATTTTCTAATGTTTCAGCTAATTTTATAGGATCTTTAGTCTTATTTCTTAATTTTCTAAAGTCTGAATAATGGTGATTATTGTTTAATATCTTTATATAATCCCTAGTAGAAGCACATTTGCTTGAATAGGTTTTGATTCTCCAGTTAATTGATGGATCTTGTTTATATGGCAAAATACCATTCTTACTCCAAATTCTGACGCCAAACAAATTATTGCCTTCCTTAGCAAATCTACTTGTTCCAAAGTCTGATTCAACTATGCTCTGTGCAATAATTAGTGCTGATGGTACTTGTTGGTCTTTTGATAAATCAAGATTAATGTAAGCTATACATCTTTTCATTGATTCTATAAATTTGTCGCTAGAACTGTTATCTACTTTAGGTTCAAAGAAACCTATCTTTCTAATTTGGCTAATCGTGTCTTGCCTTATCTTTTCCTTGACCGAATCATTAGGAAAATAAGTGCCTGTAAGAAATACTAAAAATAGAAATAATCCTATTAAAGCGTAGTCATAGAACTTCTGCGACAGAACTTTCATATTCATTATAATCGCTGGTTGCGATAACCTTCCAGCAATATGCTTATCTTTTGTTAGGTTTATTCTTCGTCAGAATCTTCTTCGTCATCTGAGAGATCATCATCTTCTTGATCGTCATACGAATCTTCTTCTTCGTATTCATCAAGTGACGCTTCTATTTTGTCTCTGATCTTTGCGTTTAAATCGTCTGCCTTATCCAACAACTTTAGAATTTGCTCTAGTGTCTTGTCCATAAGCAATTACTCCTTTGTAGGTTAATGTTTTCTCAATAGATTAATAGTTAAACTATTGCAATATATTTTATTTAAAGTGATTTGTTTTATATTAAAAGTGTAAATAACCTATTGATTTTAAAGACTTTTTTTAATTCTGCTGTCTCTTAATGAGATTTGTGCAAACTTACTTTTCCTGCTGTTGTTTCTTTTGCATAGTAATGGATATGTATTTAATAAATAATTTGCAGAATATTCTTCGTGTTCGGTAGTACGATATAATTGTATTCCACCTTTTTCTGTACATATTTTTGTTTTCGGTGCGAGGTAATCAAATCTTACAAGACCACCATCAGCTATGTAATATTTTAATGTTCTTTCATAATCTTCTTTTGTTATTCTTTTATCATAACTAACTAATGCTTTATCTTCGTGGCTATTAATCCACCCGTAAAAACAACCGATAATAAATTTTAGATTAAAAGATATTGTGTGTTTCATAAAGAAAGGATTGAAAGAAGCGTTAATTCCCCACAAATTAAATTTATATTTTTTGCATAATTCAAATGCTTGTTCTAATAATTGTTTTAAATCTATTAATTCAATAGTTACTTTGTCGTTAATCTTTGTTTGTATGCTTTGAATGTCATCATCTAATCCTAAAACATATTGACCAACTGGATAATGTTTTACAATAAAATTTCTTTGTTCGTTGATACTGCTATTGTTTGATATTATAAAATTTATAGGAAACGCTTTTAATTTTTCTGTGTATTCATTTAGTTCTTCAGCTTTGCTTAGGAATACATCTATCTTACTTAAATCAATATTGGTTCTTGATAAATATGCTATTGTTTTTTTTAATAAGGTGTCTGCACGTGATACGCTAGGAATGGCTATTCTATAATCCATTTATTGAATCACCAGCTTTTCTATTTTTAGCTATTTCAAGTTCCTCTTTAGCTGAACCACAATGAACCATATTTTTTCTGTAATAACAAACTACGGATATTCTTTCAAAAGGTTTTTCGTGTATAAATTCAGTATTTCCGTGTAGTTCGTGTACGTCAAATAAAGCTAAGTCACAGTTCTGAACATTAACTGCTACTCCATATTTTGGAAGAACTGTATATCCACCTTTATATGTTCCAGTAGATAACACACCTAAGTTTCCGAACCCTTCTAATAAATCACCAGCGTCATAATGACAAGCTGTTCTAAAATTTCTATTTACTGTGACTGTTGAGAATACTGTATTTGGCATTCTAAAATCTTCGTTAGTTAATTCCCATTGTTTTCTTTGGTTCTCCCAGCGCTCAGGCAACGCCTTTTTAAATAGTTCTGAAATTAATTGGATATAAGGTAATGAACTTTTATAAGTATCAAAATTTTTATAAGTAAATTCTGTTGTTCTGCAATATGGTATTCTTGGGTATCTATCAGCATAACCTATAACACTAGATTCAACTGCTTTAGCTTTTGGACTATTAGATAATGTTCCATCTTTCTTTAAAGGTATAAATCTATTGCCAGTTATTTTGCCAACTGTCATTCCGTCAAATTTATCTCCTACTTTTAAATCCTTAGGAAGTTCACCAGAAGCCATACCTCTGTTATTAGATTTAGAGATTGCTTTACGCAAAGAGTAATACGCTTCTTTAGCTATGTTCGCAGGAATACAATTTTTTAAAAATACTGCTAATGGTTTTCCATCTGGTTTTAAAATTATAGTGTTATCTTCCGCTACTACTTTGATGTAGCTTTCATCAAGATATTTTCCTTCTAAATCTTTGATTTGCTGGTCGTTAAGAATTTGATTTGCTATTATTGTATTCATTTTCAACTGCTTTAAAAACTGTATCTGTAAGGTTATCAATCTTATAAACACTTTTCAAGTAATCAATCATTTCTTTTAGCTTGGGTTCGCTAGTGCTATCTAAAAATAATTGCACCATTCTTACTTGTGAATTTGGTGCTTTAATTTCTCCCATATCAACATTCTGAAAGTTGTTATTTGCTGGTTCAAATATAGGGACAACATCTTTGACAAGATCATCAATTTCTTTTTGAATAAAACCTAATATATTATTGTCAAAATTTAACGCTTCTAATTCTTTAATTTCTAAATCAAGTAACTCATTATCCCATAAAGAATCTTCATTTAATCTGTTATCAGCTATTCTATACGCTTTAGATTGTGCTTCTGTCAGTTCGGCAATTAATACTGGTACTTTTGTTAATCCTATTTTTTTAGACGCTTCATACCTAGTGTGACCGACAATGATTGTCTTGTTTTTATCAACTACTATTGGTTGTTGAAAACCAAACTCTAAAATAGAACTTGCTACTTTATCTACGTTTAAATTTTTTCTTGGGTTATTAACGTAAGGTATTAAACTATTAATGTCTAAGTATTCTATTTTAGTATTCTCAATACTTTTATTCAATATTTCTTTTTGCATCTGCTTCCTTTAGTTTAGATAATGTATAATGTTCTAGTGCGTCTGAACTTAAATTTTTCCTAGCAAGTTCGTATTCCGTTAATTCTTTTTTAACATATAAAGCATTGCTAAGTTTTTTTAATTTAGGTTTAGTAATATCAATTTTCATATTTCTTCTTTACCTTTTCTAACACCTTATTGTAAATGCTTTTGTGCTTGTCTCTAACGTCTTTACAATCTTTATAGATAGCGTACCAAGATTTATTAAATACTTTGCCTATCTGATCGTAACTAATGTCTGTTAATTCTTTAATAATTGCCATCGCTATTTTTTTCTGAGGTGTATAAAAGTATTCTCTATGTTCGTAAAGAGAATTATCGCACATCACTTTTTGCGTTATCCTTAAAATACTTTCTATATTCATCAAAAAATCCTTCTTTTAATCCTTGAATCTTTTTACAAGGAGAAATCTTACATAGTTGTTCAGATACATATACAGGATTTATATAATATTTGGAATAGAATATATACTCGCCAATTTTATGCTGTTCTAAATGGTGTTCTACACACATAGGAATACAGAAAGCGTCATTTCTGACAGACATACCTACGTTACCATAATTAGGAATTGATCTTATATGGCAACATTGTGTGTAAGGATTTAAACAAATTACGCAACTTTTTGAAGCTACAAATCTTCTATGCTTTTCAGATTTAATGATTTGTGCCTTCGGTATTTGCAAGTTATTTTTTTCTGGCTTTTGATCTTGCAGATTTTGCAATATTTAATGCGATTGCTATGGCTTGTTTTCTAGGTTTGCCGTGCTTAATCTCAGTCCTAATATTTTTGCTGATTGACTTTTTTGAGTATCCTTTTTTAAGTGGCATATTGATTCGTTTTTATATATTAAAACGTGGTGCAAGGGAAGGCACTCGCACCACACTTTAAGTATATACGCTAAGTCATTGAAATTGCGTATATATTTATTTTTTATAATGGGTAGTCTTTTCAGGCAAATCAGAAGAGACTCGTTAATAATTAATAGTTAATAGTTAAATAGTTTAAATATATATAAGTAGATTATTTAATAGTTAATAATTAATAATTAAAGCATAAAGGGAAAATATGTTAAATACTGCAAAAATTTATAGTCCAGAAGTTCAATTAAGATATTTAAAAGACGTTAAAGAAATTAACGTAAAATTTTTAAAGCTGTTAAAAGTTTGTAAAAAAGAAGATAGAATTTTTAATGGTGAATTTAAAAAGATTAAAAAGTTTTATCGTGGTTTTCTTAATGGTCAATTTTTTTATAATTCAGATATTTATTCTTTTACTTGGACATCTTTAAATCCACTTTTTAAAAGATATGAAACTAAAACTTGGATTAGTATTGCTAATAAAATTTGTAAATTCCTTAAAGCGTTTCCAAAAGAAAAGATTATATCTGGCAAAAGACCTTTAAATGAGACTGCTGAATATCAAGAAAAACTTTTAGAACGTTCTTTAAAATCTGATATTGGAACTTGTGGGTATTGCGATAGATACATAGAAATTGAAAACACAGTTATATACGATCACGGATTTAGAATTGGTTTAGGTTTTAGAAATGGTGTTTGCAATGGTGCTAGGTTCTTACCTTTTGAAAGAAGCCCAGAAGCTAAAATACTTCTAGTAAAAGATTTAAAAGCTAACCTTAAAAAAATTCAAGATGAAAAACCTACACAATTATTAGTTGATCATTTTAATAGCGATAACTTTAAATATACTCAAATTGATATTGATGAACTTGTTAAGAAATCGTCTTATGCTATTTATAAAAAAGTTGGTGATTATAAAATGCGTCAGTATTTTACTTTGCATACTACATACGTAATTACTTTAGAAAAATTAATGTTTTGCTGGGATAATGAAATAAAATCTGCTTCAAGATTACTAGAAGAACACGAAACTAAACTTAATAATTGGAAGCCAGTTAAAACTTTAAGAGAAATAGCTATTGAAAGAATGAACCAAAGAAAGAAAGTTGCTTAATGAACAAAGATAAAAATAGATTTAGTGATCGTGATTTGTGGGTGTTAGAAAACCCAGACTTCTTTTCCGTTATTCACTATCGTAATAAAATTAGACATAGTGTTTCTTCTTATAAAGAAGCATTAAAATTGGCTAGAAAAATTGGTGATTGTTGGCAGAACCAATGTTTAGTTTATGCTGTTAGAGATTCA